TTAGCAACGTCAAGAACCTGATCAACCTGTACTTCGCCGAAGTCAGGCTGGAACTGTAGTTCAAGACCGTTCATGGTGTACCCTACATTTGTATAAGCGTTATCATTTGCAAGTGTTTCTTTAAATGATACTTCTGTATCAAAGTCCTCCAGTGTATCTGGAGCTAGGGTTGTATCTGCAACAAAAAGTGCTGCTGCTCCAACGATAATGTTGGACGATGTTCCACGACTATATGCCATATTTTCACCTCTTTCTATGATCTATTAAATAGATATTAAGTTGTTTGGCGTTTGTTTCCTCAAGAATAAGTATAACAGCATTTTTAAGTATATATAGAGTCAAGGGGATCTACCGTATGGTAGTCATACTGAACAATTATCTTATTTCTATATATAGGCCTTGTTGAGCTCAGAGAAGCCTGTAGCTCCAAAAGGTCTCTAGACTCATCAATCTGAAAGGTTTTAATATTATGGAAAAATACACCCTGAGAGGTTCCTGTATTATTTGCCGATGCCCAGGCATTTACGTCCTGTGCTGCTGAGTCTTCTCTATCAAGTGCTGCATTGATTATACGTATAGCTGCAAAAACCTTTTCCTGTGGCCCATGGACAGTATAGAGCAGTTGCTCTCTCTTGTGTCTATAAAATGGGCTTGGTCTAAATCTAGATAAAGTATCATATGCAATTATGATCGGTAAAGCTGAGTCTGTAGATAAAACCTCTCCGTATATATCATCAATGCTTGTTGACATTACTGGGATAAAAGGACTAAAGTTCTGGGATGGGGCAACTACCTCAAATAGTTTGAGCTGTTCTTCTAGGTACCCGTTAATCTTAAACCCAGGGAAATACGTCTGTTGTCCTATTGCTTCTGTATCCATAACCTTATTCTACACCAATCTTTGCATTAGTAATCCATCTAAAGCCTGTTTCAATTCCCTTTGATTTTCCAGCTTTTGACCCCGCACTTATATTTTTCTTAAAGTCTGTTGGCCTGCTTATGTAGCTGTAAATTCCAGAAGACTGTAGCATAGACTGTTTAAAGTAGTTTAGCATAAACTGGTCAAATGCCCTTTCAAACGACCCCTGTACAGCATCTCCTCCTGGATTATCAACACTTACCTCTTTTGATGTAAATACAGTCTCTCCATTAGCTTCAAATACCAATAAATTAGATTTTGATGGCCTAATAGTTACAGGGATTCCATTTTCCATAATGTACGCTTTATTATAAAATGGTACAGAAGATCCATCTTTTATAGTACTAGACTGCCTAAATGTTCCAGACAAAGATAGTCCTAAATTGCTAAGTGTATAGTTTATATCAAATAATCTTGCAGATGGGCTGCCCACATTGTTCCACTCGTAAATATGATGTAGTGCTTTTGGGTTTGATCTAGCAGACGCATCTATGTATTGACCTAAAAGAATAATTGTTTCTTTACCTAGATTATTTAAAAAAATTCTTTTGCCTTTTTGAACACCTTCTATAAACCCAGCAGCGTAGGCTACTATGTTTGACATTTGTTTTTCAAATGATATGGTGTTAGTAGTAACTTTCATTAGTCACCTACAGATTGATTTTCTGCTCTACGCAAAAGCAGCTTGTAGTATTGTATGTCTCCAAAAGGGCCAACAAATGGCTCAACAGTAGCAAACTCATATATTGTTGCCCTACCTGATCTTGGACCTGTAGTTTCTTTATATATAGATTCGCCAGATGCGTTTCTTATATTTGTAACCAAAATGTTAGTCATTGAGTTATTAGATTCTTGTGAAGATACTCTTGGGTCTGACTTTGTTCTTGCTACTAGCTTTCCATTATTTTGCAAAAATATCTCTGGTTTAATTTCTTCTGTTGATGCTCCGCCTAATGGTGTTGCATTACAAACAATGCTTCTGTCGTATACCCATGATTTTTTAGGTTGACCATATTCGTTTTGCTCAATTGTTGCATAGTATAGGTCAGCCATCATTGGATACATGAAGTCTGTTGCTTCGCAATTCATTACAACATCCTTGGGCCGATAGCTGGAACAATGTACTTTGCTAGAATCTTGTCAACTAAAATATTTCCAGTTCCATCAAGCATTGACTTATCATACTCAATTTGGAACTGATCTGTTCTGTATGTCTTAACATATCTCTTATAGTAGTCTAATTTTCCACAATCAATATCATTAATCAACATTTTTGTTGCATCTTGAATATCATATGGCACTACTCTATACCCTGCCTCTATCTGGAAGATATAGTCATAGCCTTCCATAAACCCAACAGTGCCATGAATTGTATATGTGTTTCCACTATCTTCTGTATCAAATAATGCAAAAGAGTCGGATGGGGCAATAGTGTATCTTGATGGCATTTTTTCTGCACGATTAACAGAATCAACAGATACTACTGGGTCTTTAGTAATAGCTGTCTTGTCTTTTGTAATTAAATAATTGTATGTTCCAATAGCTGGTGTTTCTAGTGATGAGTCATAAACTAGTTCAGCATTCTCATATACCTTTAGGATCTTATTAATTCTTGACCATACTGGAATATAGTCTGTTCCTTCGCCAACAACTTCTAGATAAATCTTTTTATTGTAAAATCCACCAGTTATGTTATCAATCATTGTTCTTGCAATGCTCTCGTACTCTGTGTACTTGGCTATCTCTGATGTTGTTGTTCCAAGAGTAGATGGATCTATATATGGTCTAACAATTTCTAGATTATCCTCAACAACGGGCTCATCTGCAATTACCCCTTCAGAAATTTCTTCGTAAATTGAGAGGTAGTATGACTTATCGTATTTTGAAAACTCGACAGGAAGTTCTAGTGTTACCTTTGATTGAGAAGTAGACAAAATAGCTTCTCTGATAACGTCCTGATTTTCAACATCTTCAATAACAAACATATATGAGGTATTTACCTCTGGTACAGAATAGGTAACCGATAGCGGGTATGGTGGAAGTCTTAGAATCTGCATAATTATTTACCGTAGTATGAAGCTACTTCTTGAGGAGACGCTATGCGTACAGCCTTATGAGTAACCATCTTTTCCGATGCCTCCTTTGAGACTATGTTGTAACCTATGGAAAGAGACCCCAAGCCATTCCAGTGAATATTTCTTGTTGAGTATAGAGCCACCTTGTCTGATGAATCTTCCTGCTTTTCTTCTTCTTTTTTAGATTTTTCTGGTTCTGCTTCGTTTGGATGAAAGCTTGCAATAACTTCCAATATTTCTAATTTAGTTTTTACCCCAAATAGATCAATATTATTTTTCTTAGCGTATGACTTTAATTCCATAACGGTTTTTGTTGATAAATCTTCCATTGTTAACTTCATATAATCTCCCTATACCTATCTGCAATTATACCAGAGTTATCTTCTTAAAGTCTGAGGTTTTTTCATTCCTGACGGTGTTCCGTATGTAATTACATTTGTTCCAAAATTAGCAGTAGGTATACATCCTAAAGCAGTTGTTTCTGATATTATTCCATTGGGTCCTGAAATAACTGCACCAGTACCACCAGATGCTATGCACCCATTAGCACTATGATTATGATCTTCTATTTCACTTCCAGGATAAGACATTTTATCTCCTTATATGACTAAGGAGGGCAGTTTTTACGCTGCCCCCCTCAATCATTGCTTGATATTAATTAGGAATCAGAAGCTGCATCTGCGTATGCAAGTGCATCTAGCTCTTCCCACTGAAGACCAAAGCGAACGAATACTGTGTATTCAATTGTGTCCTTCTTAGCAACATACTCACGATTTACTGTGATATCTCGCTGGAATCCCCATACACGGTTAGCTGGGAATGTCAAGTCGACATATCCTGCTGGGTAGTATGGAACTTCCTGAACTGTGATTCCGAGAACACGAGTTGTACGTGCATCTCCGAATGTCTGTCCTGCACCATCAAGGTATGCCTGACGGTTTGACTGTGTGCTTCCTGGGATTTGACCCTGTACTGCTTCTGCAATTGCATCAGCAAGTGTACCGTTATTTTTTACGATACCCTGGAATGCGTCTGTACCTGCGTAGAACTTAAGGTTTGACTTAAGTGCACGATACTTACGTGGCATTGCCAAGATAATCTCCTGCATAACGTTTGGTGTCCACTCGTTGTTTGCAACAGTAACTGCTGCCTCATGAGCTGCATTACCTTGTACCTGGTTTACCTGTGTAACGAATCCTGTCATGATTGAAAGGAACGGATCATTGCCTGCTCCTGTACCATTGATAGCAAGATCTTCAATATCGTTAGCGAAAGCATTGGTCATCAAGCGAACTAGATGATCTTC